CTATCTGATTACCTTGCACACGCTGAGCTGACGCAATGGGCAAACCACTGGTAAGAATTGTGTACACAAGACCCTGAGTAAACTTGCCATCAGTAGTTCCATTGTCACACCAAGTGACCATGATTCTATCTTTAACTGATTTAACTTTTGACATGGTCACCGCCCCATCCTCCACCTTTGAAATGAATGGCAGGTGGTGTAAATACTTTGGTCAGTGTGATGTCACACTTCTCGCACTTAGGGAACGGATCATCAGTAACAATCAGTTCGACAACTGATTCACAGTTCATGCATTTAAAGTCAAAGGTTGGCACTATTTCTTTTTCTTCCTTGCTACTGCTGCGTTATCAATTAAGTTTGGGTATGGTCTACCTGCTGCCTTGGCACGAGCACGTGCCTGAGCTTTTTGTTCTGGTGTTAGTGGTGTTGATGTCTTCTTTGGATTAGTTGTTTTCCAAAATGGTTTCTTCTTCATTAGTACGGTGTCATCCCTCCGAGTTTGTCTGCTATATCTTTTATTCCTTTTGCAACCAATTGTTCCACACGTTGAGGGGAAATGTCCCAAGCCTCAGCGATATCCGCAAGTGGCATGTCGTTTACAAATCTAGATGTTAGTATGCCTTGCATTCTGGGATCTAGTTTCTTCATTGCTCTATCTACATCTGCAATCATTGCTGCCAGATTGTTACCCTCATTGGCTGGCTTCTTAGCCTTGACCCCATGTATATCTGGATCGAAGACTTGGTTAGCCAAGTATGATTCGTTAGTGCCAGCAACTTTAATTAGATTCTCAATTAGATCTAGACGATAGAAGTATTCATCGCCTAGTTCATAACCAAGTGTGCGAGCTTTTTCTTTGCGAGCGTATCGCTCGCCAGCCCTACGCATGAATGTACTAAATGCTTTCTGTCCTTGCTTGATCTCAATAGGATCTTCACGAATTAAATACTCAGCAACTTTGTCTCTGCGTTTCCACGCATACTCATTCATTGCTTGTCTTATATCTTCAAGCTCCACAAATCTATGGTAACGCTTGGATAAACTCCAAGCCAGAGATACATTGATCTCGTTAACCTCATCCCATATGGGATGATCACGGTCTAGTTCAGCCACGGTCTTTAACCAAATAAGCATGTGCTGCCATCAACATATCTGGATCATCATTAAGTAAACCTAGAACTCTATTGTGAGGCGAACACAAGAGACCCCGCACCTTGCCAGTCTCGTGGTCATGATCAATATCAAGAGCACGATTCGTATAAGATTTTCCACAGATATAACATCCGCCGTTTTGTTCTTCAAGCATACGATTATAATCATCAACACTTATTCCATAAGAACGGATCCTTGAGATCCGTTGTTCTTCGTAAGTCTTATTCCGATTTCTTGGCATGCTTAGCCCATACTCCACGCTGCACCATCAATGCAATGATTGCGTAGTTTGCAATATCAACAAACGAATCTTCTAAAGATTCGTTCTTTGGTTTAACATTCTTGTATATCAGATTCTTTAATCGCTCTAGCTTGTCTGACATACGAACCATTAACCCATTGGTTGCACCGCCAGGTGCATTCCAGATATTGAATGGACCATAATCAATTTGTTTCTTTACAAGAATTGCCAGCAACTCATCGTATATTTTCTGAGCATCCTCTTCAAACTCAAGGATTAGCTGGTCGGTTTTTTCAGTCGACAACGGAGCACCTTTCTAGTTTAGTGCATTGACTAAGTCAGTCAATGCTTGTGCTCCTTGGTTGCAAATTATACTATTAACATCACTGTCAGGCGGTAGCGACACACGTACGGCTTGAGGTATTGCATCTTGTAATCTTCTGGCTAGTTCCTGCCCTGGATTTGATCCATCTTCTTTAGCATCATTGTCAGTGCAGATAACTACCGTACCTATACCATCAAAGCAGCGAGCAAAGTGAGGCTTCCAAGCGTTAACTCCTGCAACAGCGACAGCAGGATGACCAGCAAGTGTTGCACTGATTGCATCTATCTCTCCTTCTACTATTAGAACTTTGTTAATAGCGTTTAGTATTGCGTCAACATTATATAGGTGGTGCTTCTGACCAGTAGGTATCATGTACTTAGGGTCTCCACCATCAATGCGACGGAACTTAAACCCTACTACACCAGCCTCAGTTATATACGGAATAGACAGGTGATTCTTAATTCTATCTTCATGCCCAGGTGCTACCTCTGATACATAACCAAGCATGAACCGACTAGCACCTTCAAGAATCCCACGCTCTTTTAGATACGCCTCTGCTGGTGAACCAGCAAGAGCCTCGTGATATTGCTTGGCTGCCCTAGTCCAAAGTTCAATTAGCTTTGGATTAGTTCTCATCCCACTCCTGCTTTGCCCATAAAGTAAAGTTAATATAAACAAATATTAAATCTAATCTTAATACCCTTGCATCTACATATTCAATTAGATCTAGTGAGTCTAGATCTTCATAGACAGATGTCATTGTATGGTATTGGATACCAATACCCCAACAATAAATGCGGTTAAACCCTACATATAAACTAAGTCTTCCCACTATTTCTTCTCCTGTCTATGCATTATGAATGGAGGTGCAGTATACACATCATTCTTCGCTGCTATCTGCAACGCCTTACGCCATGTTGCGCCTTGTTGTATAGCACCAACCGCATAAGAAGATCCCGAGCCTATCCCATATACCCCATCATCACGCAAGAATACCGAGAAGGTATCATCTATCTCATAGATAATTCCATTAACTGCAATTAAAAATAAAAACTCATAGTCATCTGACTTATCATCTGCTACCCAACCATTTTCTTTCAAGCACTCACGCATGCTTGGAACTATATCCGTAATCATAAAATGATATTGATCCTTGGTTGAAGGTGGTAGTGCAGGTGGTTTCCAGATATGTTGGATGGTATCGCATGGCATAGTAGTGCCAGCTCCTGCAATTAAATACTTACCACGCTTGGTAATCTTTGTAATAATAGGATGAGAGTATGGTCTACCTTTCTCTGTAGTTGTACGAGAGTCGGCTGCAATAATGCAGTGATCATTCTTTTGTATACCAACAATAGTTGTCATCACTTCCGCAATCTTGGCGGTGTCCACCGACCATTGGTTCGTCGTCTGCCACGCATTGGCGTGGCAAACTCTTTACTCTTTTCTGATCCTATGTTTTTCTCTGCCCACTTACGAGCTTCTGAGTATGTTAACTTTTCACGAGCCATGATTATGTGAATACCAGAACCACTACTGTTACAGGCATAACATACCCAGACGCCCTTCTCTGAATTAACTGAAGCAGACTTACGTGAATCATCATGCACAGGGCAGAGAATAGACTTCTCACCTTGTGGCAAGGTTAATCCATAATGATTAAAGACTGCTTCAAGAAATTCAGGTTGATTCATTTAATACCAATTCCTTTCTTGATGGAACGACCATGCTTCGCACCAAGTTCCGTAACGATGAAGCACATACTTGTGTGCTTCTGATGTCTGTTTGAGTATGGACCAATCTGGTTTTGCCCAGAGTAACTGCCATACTCCACGAGCACCACTCGATTTGTTGTACGAGTCGATGTTGTAACGGCTCTCCTTGTACGCAATCTTCTTCGCACAAGCAGCTTCTCGTTTGTCTGTTGTTACCGTGCTTATCGCTAACTCCAAAGCCTCCTCCTTGTCCAAGGTAGGAAGAACTTTCTCTATCGTCATGATAGGAGATTGAGCTAACGCTGGTGTTGATACTACTATCAACATTGTTAATACGGTCATTACTGTCAACCGCATAGTTACCTCTTTTCAGTTGATAACTAACTGTCACCTTGTTATCTATGTCCATTGTAACCTGCCTGTTTAAGCAGATCGACCCAGAGTTGCGCTGGCATTACTGCGTACGACTCTGAGACATTTGTAGTGCCACGCTTTTTTATTAGCACCACTCCAGTCTCGGCATCTGCATGAGTCATTTCATTGTCTAACTCTTTCAGATACCCAGAGAGATCTATCTTCTTTTCATTCTTACATTCTACTACAACACCATCTATCCCATCAATATCACCAACATCATCATGACGACCAGCACCATATGCTCGCTCGGCACAAGGGAATCCATTAGAGACTAGCCACTTGGCTACGTCTCTTTCGTATTGAGAACCTTTGCGTTTACTTGGTGTTGACATAATGATTTACTAATATCTGTTTAACTTCTATGCCACGTTTCTTTCTAATTCTCATTCGTTCTCTAGGAGAAGTGCCACCCCATATACCATATGACTCATGAGCAAGACCCCACTCTAAACATTCTTTCATTACTGGACACTCCTTACATATTTGTTTAGCTTTCCGTTCTTCACTACTAGTAGCACTGTTATGTTCTTGAAAGAAAAACTCTAAACCAATTTCTTTACAAGTTGCATTAGTGAAGTCTGGATATTTCATTGACTAGTACCTCAATCGGTTGTAATTGATTAGCGTCCATAACTAATCGAGTGCCGTAACCATAGTCATGTAGGTAATGATTAGCAAGAAAATTTTCTCGTGTTGTCCAACCAATTACATCAAATAAACTATCCACATGTGGAAGTTGTTTATCCCCAGAAAACTTTACAAGTACAGCCAAATCAGATACAAATAATTCTGGTGCATTAAATATTAATTGCGGTAGTGTCGACGTCTTAACCTGTATAGATCTTCCCAATACTGTCTGGAGGTCGTGTCCGTTATCACCGCTAGGCGTAACCGTATCATCCGTCGGTAACCCAAGGAGCCGAGCACATGCCACCTCACCCAAGCGACCCATAAGATTAACGGAATACGAGGAATTATTTTTATCAAACTTACGATCCGTAACATCAAACTCCTTCTTATTCTTTCTAACCCTGTGGATAAACCTAAGTGAATCCATAATCTCATCTTCAGTTAATTCTATTACTGCCATTGTCGCAGTGTCCTTGCTCTATTTAATTCTGCTGGTGAGTTATATAAACTCATATGACTTGGCTCTACAGATAAAGTAATATAGTTCTCGGCTGTTGGATCTGCCTTACCATGGCGATTCTTTACAACAGCAACCCTGTACACATTGGCTATGCCATCTAACGCTACGCTTAGTACCAGTTCAGGTAAGGCGGAGACCTTACCCATTAAAGCTTTACGTGGGGCTGGGTAGTTAGGCTTAGACATCTTTTCATTTTCAGATACATGGTGTAGAACTATGAACGCAGATTCATATTCTCTAGCCATGTAATGGAATGCAGACATTGCATCACGCAATGCTGTCCACTCATTGTCGCTGACTGCAGCGACATTCATTAAGTTATCAATATAGATTGCTGATGGTGGAGCACCGTGCAATTCAATCCAAGCTTCAATCTCTTCTTCAATATCTTGTAAAGAAGGAGACGGATCAAAACTAAATCGAATATGCCCAGCACCATCAGCCAGTGCATCTTCTAGGAGGACAGATGCCTCCGAGTCCATCATTCTTTCCACATCAGTTACTGATCTATCCATAAGGATTGCACCTGCACGAAGAGCAATCGTTCGAGAATCAGAGTCTGCTGAAAAGTATAAGGCTGGAGTCTTGGATGTAATTGCGTACCATAAAGCAAGCATGGTTTTACCACCACCTGGCTGTGCTGCAACCAAGTGTAATTGTGCCTGACGGAATACAACTTGATTGCTGGTGAGTTGAGGTAGAACTTCAGGAAGGGCATGCCCTGCTGGAGATTCCACTCCTACTACTTGCAATAAGGTACGCATGGATTACTTAGTCCAGATTGTTTCGGCTTCTACTGCACCTACTGTAAATGGCTTTGGTCCTTTAGCAGGATCAAACCAACCTACATAAGCTTTGCCAGCCTTGGAAGTACCCTTCTTCTTTGCATACTTACCACGACCATCTGGTAATTCTGGTGCATCTGGATGTCCATATGTCCATTCATTACCATACTTATCTTTGACTACCTCGATAGAGGTTGGTCCAGAACTAACTACTGTTGGATTTAATCCAGCATTAGTTAATGCCTGCACCGTTTTATCCATTGATGTCATACCGCCACGACCACCTAATGCAGTCTGTAGTTCGGTTGCTGCTTTGATTGCCTCAATAGCAGCCAACATGTTGGTAGCAAACTCTTCAGCACTATCACCTCGGACAGTGAATAGGTCTGTACTGTTTAGCTTACCTGTATATGAGAACTTAGATTCAGTCATCTAGTTCGTCCTTTCTTTCCCTTTGTTGTTGGTATTTGCAGTGGGAAATCTTTACTGCCCATTGCTGGACATTTATCTTGGAACGAACACATACGGCATGAATCACCTACGGATGGTGGAAACCATCCGTTCAATACCGAATGGTTCATTGCACCAAATACATAATCAAAATAATCTATTGTCAGGTGCGACAGATCTATCAGATCGTCAAGCGAACCTGTTCTTGTCATGAAGAATGCGCCCCACTTAGGGCGAACACCTAAAGCTTTTTCAATACCAGAGGCATACAAGCCTGCTTGGATCATACCAAATGGTGTCCTAGAACCTGTCTTGTAATCAACGATTACCAAGTCTTCCCCCACTTGGTAGATCGCATCTACAATAAAGCGAACTGGTGTTCCCCCGAAGTGAACATCTGCTGCCCATTCAATTCCAGGACGACCATCTGGCATGGTAGCAATTTTCCAACCAGAAGACTCATACCATTTCTGGTAAGCCTCTACTTGTTTAAGTCCATCGCTTTGCCAAAACGATAGATCTTCACCGTCTGGACGTAAGGTGGTCTTACGTCCAGCAGTCTTCCACTCTGTCGAGGGAATCCCAGACTTGTCTTCGACTTCCTTGACGGCGTCATTAAATACCTCAAGCCACTTCTGTGTCAAATCAATCGAGGTCATCATCACCTCTTATGTAATCAGGGTTATCCACAGGGGTAGGTGCGGTCATAGGAGAACCACAGTTCGCACAAAATGAATCAAGAAACCACATGATGAGTTCGTAGTTTTGAAAGATGGCACGTATGACCTGTATGTTTGAGCCACAGTTGATACACTCATTGCTTGGTATACCACGTTGATCAATTGTCAAGTTGCTTCTTGTAAAACTCATGGTTGAGCCACTCCAGCATGGAGTGGACAGCAGAACCAGCAGCAAGATATACGGCAGGTTTCTCTGGAACCATAGCTACTTTGCTAAGATAGTATTTTTGTGGACAGGATTGCCAAGTAGATAACTGGCTATAAGATCTATGAGGGGGAAGTTCGTTCATAACCAAATAATAATCTAACCAAGTGACAATCTTAGGTAACGACACACCTGTAATTCTGACCAATAATCTGATAAGGTTGAAGGGTGGTGGGTGGGAAAGGCTCGCTCAGGGCGAGCCGTGAAAAAGAATAGGAAGATATGACATACCCTAATTGGTTTGAAGCAACGGATGCTAGACAAAACTTTGAGAAACATTTATTACCATTAGCGAACACAGCCTTGCGCTGTGTTCAAATAGGTGCATATACAGGAGATGCTACTAAATGGATGGTAGATAATATTTTAAAACATGAGGTGTCTTGCCTTATAGATGTAGATACATGGCAAGGATCTGATGAACCAGTACATAAGAACATGGACTGGAATGATGTATGGAATACATACAGCGAGAAGAATAAAGAAGCTATTAACTCTGGCAAAGTTATACCAACAAGAAAAAGAAGTGACGTTTTCTTTGCCATGTCTGGCGGGGGTTATAACTTTATTTATGTAGATGGTGACCATACTGCATTTGCTGTATTACGTGATGGCATGAATGCATATGAACAGACAGTTGTTGGTGGGCTCATTGCATTTGATGACTATACATGGAGCATGAGCATGGGTGATTTCTATGATCCAAGATATTCAATAGATACATTAATACATTTATTAAATGGACGAGTTGAAAAGATTGAAGAGAACTCTCAACTCTGGTTAAAAAAAATCCAATAAAAAAAGAGGGGGATCAATTAAGATCCCCCTCTCTTCTCGCCCTACCATTCTGGTGGAGCAACTGCGAGCGCATCCAGCGTGGCTATATTGATGCACCCGACTGCTGGGATGTTAAGGCGACGCTGCAACCCTTTTAACATTTCCTGTAGGGGAGCATCAAGCACATCATCGCCAGCAACATTAAGAGCCACACGAACTTTCGTGACTAGCTCACTTCTTTCATCTGGTCCAACAAGTGTTAATAATTTATTTGTATCCATTAAGAAATAATTTGTTCAGTATCAATAGTTTGCAACTGAACAGTTACTATTCCTCCGAACCCGCTTGCAAAAGTGGGAGGTGCAACTTGCTCAAATTGAATAGCACGGATAACACAGATTCTTTCTTCTCCATTTGAGAAATCTTGATAGAGTACTGCTCCACCATTCTGTTCAATACGCTCAAGGTAAGATATTCGTTCCCAGGGTACTGAGATTCTTGTGTTGCCATTAGGATCACGCTCCTCTTCATAGCATAATAATGGAACAGTTATTGTTCTAGATCTTTGTGGTGCAGGTAATGCACGTATCTGCCACTCTTCTAGTATAGGTGACTTAGTAGTATCAGATGAATCTCTAGTAAGATTAAATGTAATTTCAAAATGATCTGATGGATTAACATAACCAGCTAAAGTAATTTCAGTGCTCATACCTAAAGGAGTAGATCCAATACTTAATAACTGATCTTCTTGATCTTCAACAGTAAATCCAAGTGTTCCAGAACTATCTGGATCTGAGTTAATCAATAAAGATACTGGCTGTTTTCTTTCGCTAGTACCCCAACGAATCCAACCAGACTTTAAATAACCAGATGAAGCTTTAACTGTGGCAGACTCAATCCATACGCCAGCACTAGTTGTAATAAGTTTTCTTCCAGTTGTACCAATAAAAGCAACGCCATTAGGTGAACTGCTATCAATAACTAAATCAGATGCATAGGCATAACCATTACCTACAGCTTGTCCAAGATTAATTCTCCATAAGCCAGTAGATCCAGAGATAGCTTCTGATCTAGTTGCATAAACATACTCTTCATTAAAAGCTATATCAGATACATTGCCAGTAACGTTGAGAGGTCCATATGTAAATGACGCACCATCAGTTCCAACCGATCCAATGCGAACACCTTTGTTTGTAGCAAGAACAACAAAGTCATTTAAGTAAACCCTTACTTGGTTAAGGGTTTCACCTCTTGGTAGTTCTGCAATAACGACAGGGTCGTTAATTGCAGCTACTGCGGAGGTAGCATTCATAGTATAAGATTGTATTCTTGATACAGAGCCTATTGTATAACCAACAATAATAGAACTAGGTAGTTCACTAATTGAATTAAATGTTAAAGAAGTATTGGCAAATGTATACCTAACATCACCAGCAACCATATTAACTGGTGGTGAGCTTGGGTTCCTAGGTAGTTCATACACATTCATATCTACTGAATCATGCATAACTCCAGCAATAATTCTATCTTTAACATAGGCAATGGTTTGAACTGTTATAGATGTATGGGCAGAAGGTTTGTTATATAACTTGGTAACAGCCAATGCTGTGCTTACTTGATATATACCATCAGCAGCACCCACGATTGCATAAGTTCCATCAGTTGTTAATATCTGTGCGGTTGTTGATGTTGATAAAGATGTTGAGGTGGTTGTAGTTCCATCATAAAATTTTACATTACCACCTGCTATAAAAAATGTACCACCAGATACAGTAGCAGGATAGGTAGCAGCAGATGTATTTAATTGTGTAGTTGCTGGTAATAATGAAATCTCGCCAACAGTCCAGGGATCTATATTATTTGATTCATAGAATCTATATAGATCAGATGAATCTGCGTCATAATACCTTTCGCCCGCACCATGGTGCCATGAGGTGGCAGATCTTAACCACCAGTTAGATAGCGACTGCTCACCAGCAGTTGCGCTCTGGTCAATACGTTCTTTCTGGTATGTCGTAGTGATACGACTAATGCGGTTATTGTCGGAGGCAGCCGACAACCATGGAGTATTACCTATAGCATAACTAGCAGCAAACTCATCACGTTGGTATCTAACCAACGCAGTAGGAATGTTGGTGCTGATTGCAATAGGTAAATCGCCTTTAAGATATTTGTTGGTCGTTGCCACGATTTACCCTTACTTCTTAGACGGACAGTGCTGACAGCATTTAGATGTATCTTCTGCTGGATAAGCTTTCTTTACTGGTATGGCAGCAATGGCTGCCTTTACTTGATTAATTAATTTTGGTTGATTCATCCACCAGAACCAAGGGCTAGTATCACTAGATTTATTAGCATTGATAGAAATATGTAAATGCTTGTTATGAGGGTTGCTACCAGTATAAACACGATTGCCAGACTTAGCTTTAGCACGAGACCATATTTTTTTATTAAAGATAAGATAAGAAACTCTTTCATCTTCTTTTAACTTTTCAAATATTTCAGCACAATCAATGCCATTCTTTGGATCATGAGTTAGATCAACTGCTAATCCAGTGTTGTGGTCTGAATTAGGATTCTGTTTTATATGAGCAGCAGATGGAAGTAGACCATCGCTGGCTTTCTTTCGTGCTGGTTTTAATGCTGTTGCTTGGCGCAGCACAGCAAGGGCAGCAGGTGTGGCTTTCTTGATTACAGGTTTCATCCATTGTTCTTTCCAGCTATTAATTCAAATAAACTATCCACTCGCTTTTCCAATCTATCGACGGAGTCACGAAGGCTTGTGCCAGAGTTCGGCTTAAGTTCAGCAAGGTAATGTTTTACTAACCAACGAACTGAGCCAGCAAAGCTGGCGACTATTGTGGTAACCGCTACTGCGATACCAGCCCACTCGTTGCTAGACATTACTCTGACCCACGCCCATACTCAGTTGCTGATGGATCTAACCATTTAAGAACTGGTCCAAGGAATCCAGCTAATGCTGCAGTTCCTAAAGTCTTTGGATCTGTCACTCCTGTTAGATACAGTGCAACAGCAGCAGAAGCTGCTGCTCGGAACCAAGACAGTATTGCTGATTGTAGTTTTGCGTTCATTTGCTTCTCCTTTTTGTGGTTATAATTAACCACAATATTTTTTAATTAAGAAAGTAAAAGTTTTGCTTGCTCTTCGGTAATGCCTAGTTGTGCTAGGAGTTGTGCTTTGGCTTGCACCTTTGCTTGTGCTTCGGCTATACGTTGTTGTATTTTTTCATCTTCTAAACGATTTATTTCTATTTCTTCTGGTGTTAAATTTACTTCAAATATTTCACCAGTTTCGCAATTTACAACTGTTTTTTTATTTGTGTTCATTATTTGACTCCATATAATAATACTTGACCTGAATTATAAGTTACGTTTTGACCTAGATATAGAGTAATACTTGTAATAGCACTATTAGTTTCTATTCCACCCCAAGCACCCACTGCAGTACCTACACCACCTGACTGTTCTATAAATCCAAATCCAGTCATCGGTTTATAATAACTTGTATTTGCATAATTAAAAATTGTACAAACAAAAGTATTATTATTGCTCCCTGAACTAATATTATAGCCAGCAGACATATTCATTACAGAATTATCAGCCGTATTAGAATTGTTTGACCCGCCACTATTTTGCCTTTGGTCAAGAGTTACAATGTTTGTGCTACCATTTGGTCTTATTTCAATTTGCGTATTGTAAGTAGGAAAATTAGCACCGTTAATTATTAATACTAAATTATTATATGTGCCAGGAATAGAAGTTAAATCAGTTTGCCTGTTTGATAATGTAGTAGTAGAAATTAGAGTCATTCCACCGCCAGTAGCAGCAGCAGCCCACTTAACTCCATTAGTTGCGCTAGAGTCAGCTGTAAGAACATAATCGTTAGTACCGACTGCTAGTCGAGCAGGAGCATCGGCTGCACTACCAACAATTAAGTCACCCTTAGCATCTATTAAAGATTTAGGAATGTCAGCGGTAGTAGATGCTTTACCATCTAACTGTGTCTGAATAGCAGAGGTTACGCCATTGACATAACTTAACTCTGTAGCTGATACATCATCTAATACATCTGCTGCATTTGCCAGATCTCTTGCTTTACTCATTTGGGGTTACCTCTCTCCAAGATAGGTCATCTTCTGACCAGTAGTAAGATTTACCTTCAACTGTAGGTCTAGGAGTAGGTGCTTGCCAACGGCAAGTATCTTCATCTAATACCCAGGAATTAAATGGTTTAGGAATCATAAATGCATCTTTATCAGCATCATAAATCATACCAATGCCTGCATAGTTCTTACGGATGTTACCATTGTAAGAGGTTCTTTTACACACTTGACCTTTGAGGTTACCATAAAATGTTTCCCAAGCCTCAGTGCTACCACCAACTTGAGTACCATCAATATCAGTTTGAATTATGTTTTCATCAACTCCTGTAATTACCTCAGTAACCACATTGTTGTTATCTAAGAATGCATAATGTGCCACTATATTTTCCTTTTCTTTATTTATATCCAACTTACACTGCCTGAACCAGCAGTAATTGTTGTGACCTTATCTGAACCTGTTGTTGATGTACTGCCTGTTAACCCTGCACCAATAGTAATTGACCTAGTGTTAGGGTATCTTAAAATAACTACGCCGCTACCGCCAGCCTCACCATATCCACCACCACCACCAGTATTGGCTGTACCAGCAAAACCTCCAGCACCACCACCACCTGCAGTTGCAGTAGAGTTGTTATATCCACTACCACCACTTGCTCTTGTAACAGCACTTCCTGTTATATTATTGGAAACACCCGCACCACCTGCACCACCAATATTATTAGTTGTACCAGAAGGATTTCCTCCTACACCACCAGCACCACCGCCTCCTGCTGACTGAAACCAAGTACCTGTGTTAGTAGCATTTCCTCCACTATATCCTTGATTAGTAGTTCCAGTTCCACCACTAGTTGGTCCAACACCGTTGTATACGGCAGCACCACCGCCACAGCCACCATTACCAGGTCCACCACTACTATTTCCTACCGCTCCATATCCCCCACCTGTTGAGGTAACATTATTAAATTGTGAATCAGAGCCACTCATACCAGTGTTATATCCAGAAGAATCTGTTCTTCCAACGTTTGGTCCACCAGCACCAACGCTTACGGCATATCCTACTCCAGTAAAAATTGTTTGCGAACTTTCCAAACTTCCGCCACCGCCTGTAGTTCCATAACTAGCACGAAGTCCACCAGCACCACCGCCAGCACCACCATTTTGTCCACCACCGCCACCACCTGCTATCACTAAAAAATCTACAGTCACCTGTTCCGCACCAGTATATAAATTAGCATTAAATACGGTTCCAAATATAGCTCCAGTTTTAAGGCTTCTTATTGGAGTCATTAGGCAATCTCCACTCCGCTAATATGAAAATTAACAGTTGTTGCAGATGCTGAACCTTTAATAGTTTTAGTCGCAGCCAATGCTTGTTTTAAATCAATTATTGAAGAATCGTTAGGAAGTATGCTAACTGTAGTTCCAATTGATACATCATCAAGAAGTAATGTATATGTAGCACTTGATGATGAAGTATTAGCAACTACTATATTAGTTACTACGGTTGTAGTTGCTGAAGGGACTGTATATAGGGTCGTGCTTGATGTTGATGCTGCTCCTCTAAAGAGCACCTTTGAAGTTGTAGCCATTAGTTACTACCTTTCGTTGTTGTTAGTATGCACCCATTATGGTCATATTTATATCTGCGTATTGTGTTAAATCTGGAGCAGGAACCTCTGCCCACTCAAGTCCTGTTGCAGTTGCTGAGTTAGCCTTTAAGAAATATCCATTGGTTCCTACAGTTAGTTTACCTGTTGTATCGGCTGCAGTTCCTACAATCAAATCGCCTTTAGCGTCAAAGACTGTGTTAGGGATTGCTGTAGCCAAATCAAATGCGGTAAAGGTAATTACCTCTAATACATCAGATGCAGCTAATGCTGCCAAAGATGTAATGCTTGATCCATTAGATGCTGTGTAATCTGTACCACGAAGTAATAGAACACCATTTAGGTATACCTGCTCTTTACCTGCTAGGTATGAAAGTGTTAGACCATTAGCATCTGCTCCAGAGACTGAAGTCTCTCCACCAGTTGCCACAAACTTATAACGATAAATTTCTGCAGTTGAAGATATTCCACCCCAAGCAGATCCTGTCCATGCATACATTGCATCAGCAGTACTATCCCAATAAAGAGCACCTTCTATTAATGCATTGCCATCATTGTCTGCAGCTGGTGGGCTTGCCTTGGCACCCAAATATCTATCATCAAATGAATCATATGTTGATGCTGCAGCCGTTGCGGAAGCATCGGCAGATGCAGCAGATGTAGCTGCAGAAGAGGCAGATGTTTGTGCAGAAGAAACACTTGTTGCCATAGTTGAAGCATATGTTTGTGCAGATGACGCACTGGTTGCAGCAGATGCTGCCGACGTTGCAGCGGATGAAGCAGAAGTAGCAGCACTGGTAGCAGAAGTAGAAGCAGCAGAAGCATAGTTAGAAGCATTAGTTGCTTGAGTGCCAGCACTAGTTGCAGATGTAGCAGCACTTGCTGCACTAGTTGCAGCAGCGGTTTCACTTGATGCAGCAGCGGTAGCATAACTTGAAATAGTTGCAACAGATGCAGCAGCAGTAGTTGCTGATGAAGCAGCAGCAGTTGCGCTATTAGCAGCAGATGTTGCAGATGTTGCTGCACTACTTGCTGATGTGGCAGCCGATGTTTGTGATGTTAAAGCTGATGATGCTGATGTCGCTGCGCTTGAAGCAGAAGTAGCAGCTGATGTTTGAGAAGTTAATGCACTAGATGCACTAGTTGCTGCTGAAGAAGCAGAAGTGGATGCAGAGGAAGCACTAGTAGCAGCAGCAGTTGCACTCGCTGCTGCAGAAGATGCTGACGTAACAGCACTTGCTGCAGAGGTGGCAGCACTGCTTGCTGAAGTAGAAGCACTAGATGCTGAAGTGGCAGCAGCCGTGGCTGATGCTGCAGCACTAGTAGTTTGTGTATCAATGTAATTTCTGGTAGCAGCAGATGATGCTGCGGTTGGTTCAGCAAGACCAGTAATACTTGCACCAGTAATTGTACCACCACTAATGGTTGCAGTAGAGGTAAAAGTTCCAGATATTGTTGCACCATTTATAGTAGGTGTTGTTAAAGTTTTACTTGCTAAAGTTTGAGCACCGCTTGTACCAACAACATCTCCAGATACACCGTGAACTCCAGTAGTTGCTATTTCATGTGCTCTTGATTCAGTAAAGTCTCGAGCCGATACACCGTGTTCAACGTTAGCACCAACAGCATGTGCCTTAGCACCAGATGAATCAATGTTACGTGTGATCTGATAGGAAGAACCTACAAGACTGGTTACCTCAACAACCTCTTCATTAGCTGTGTCCTTTTCAAGGATCAACGTATAAGGATATTGTGCTGGTAAATTAGATGCAGCAGACAGCGTTAAGCTGGTTGCTGATGATGAGATCGAATCCGCTAAGGTTGTTTTAGCAGCATTCGAACTGTAATAGCGTGACGGTGATGGCATTTATTACCTCGAGTACTGTATAGTGTTTAGGAAGTTGGCTTGCTGCTTTGATACCTCTTCCGCTAGGCGGACGGTATAAAGTTGGAAAATATATTTTGCTGTGTTGGTAGAAGCACCAGCTGAAACAGGTTGATCTAATGCGTCAGCAGATACCGATGTAGCAATTACCTTACCTGGATCGACTGTAGATAACAGTCGATACATAGCACCAAGGCGAACCACATCTTCGCACGATGCTGGTAAACCACTTACTGTTAACTCTTGGTTATCAGTAATAGTTGTTGGAAATTTTGTGTATTGAACACGAACGGTCTGACCAGGCATAGGAGCTTCATTTAAAATCAAAGCTTGCTTGGTAGATCCACTATCTAGATAATTGGTATCTAATCTCCAACGCTTAATTAAAGCCCAGACTCCTGTAGAGTCTGGTAGTTCCCAAGAAACTCCAGTAATATCTACTAAAGCATCTGGCATTACATAAGAATAATCACTACCATTAAATGTAAATGATTCATTAGCAATAACAGGAAAGTTCATTCCCTTGATTGTTTCTAAAATTGCTCGTTTAACTTGAGACCTTGGGAACATAGGATTGTTTTTAACAACTGATCCAGATACATGGCTGGTAGCGGTAGTTCCACGCCATCCTCTACCTACTGGATTAGCACTTGTTCCTAATACTTGAATAGTTCCAGATGCAGTTACTGATCTTTTTATGTATATTAATTCATCATCAATTTCAATAATACCTTTGCTTAATGCAGCAGCATCATCTACTGTTATTGTTATATCCCCTGCTGCAACTGAATTAGTTGCAATAGTTACCGACTCTTGGTTCTTAACATAACCACTAACTTCACCAAGCGTTTGCTCTGTTAATTGATTTAACGTAGCCATTATGCTTGAACCGCCTTTCCTAAAGTATCGGATGCCATAACAGCAGCCTTGATATCATGCATCTTTGTAGATCTAGGTTGTATACCTTGTTTTCTTGCGTTTCTATATGCGTTTAATTCTGCATTGGCTTGTTTAGATACGGCATTAGCCAACGGATCTGTAATACTAAAATTTGCTGCTCTTGCACATTCGCCCCAGTTAGCATGGTCTTGGGTCTTACAACCAGATCTACAGTTACTCATCCCAGATGTACTCTCCATAACCCGCTGCTGTTAACTCAGCAGCTTCTGCATCGGTTATGACATTGTCATAACCACCACGTAATACTCTTTGATATGTAGATAAATCACTATCTTTAGGAACAATAACTGTTGACCATGTTCCATTATTCTTAATTACACTCTTACCAATTGGATAAGATACAAACCAAAGATCATTAGGACGACCAAGTTTATAGCGGTAAGTAGGTCCACGAAATATCTTTGTCATTACCACTTCACCTTATCTGCCCAGTATGCTGCCGACATAACACCTTTGTTTATGTTCTTGGCATGACGTGCTTTAAAAGACTGACGTCTTTGTCGGTAAGACTTTGTCTCACCAGCCTTCTTTGGAGATCCAGATACACCCTGTTGACCAAACCTAATTGTTTTAATTTGGGAGCCAGACTTGGCTACAACCACATGAGATTTAGTAGGATGTGTCGGTGTTCGCTTTGGTTTATTAAAACCAGATACACCTGCTCTTTTAAGCCTTGGGTCCATTCTTCTTGTACTCTCCAACTTTTCCAAGTATTGATTTAATTCGTCCGTCTTTATTTATACGAACTACCATTCCATTTTTAATTTGCATTGGATTAAATCCATCGTGGCGTTTATATTGACCAGAAGACATTACTTCTTCTTTACTTTAGGTTTCTTTACGCCCATCTTCTTAGACATACCAGCTTCAGATAAAGCAATAGCAATTGCCTGTTTACGAGATTTAACTACTGGACCACCTTTACCAGAATGCAAAGTTTTACCTTTAAACTCACGCATTACTTTTTCTACTTTGGATGGCTTCTTCATTTCTTCTTCTTTAACTTAGGCTTTTTAACACCCATTTTTTTACCGTATTCAATTTTTCTTTCCATTTTGCCTTCAGTCTTTTCATGCTTCATTGAAGCTTTTTTAGCTGCAGCAATTCCCTTTTTAGTATATGGAAACTTCTTACCTTCTACCATTGGCATATATTTATTCTTTCTTGTTAGGTGAAGAGGGGCTGTTGCCAGCCCCTCTTCGCTGAATTAGGAAGCGATACTTGACTTTGTCTGTAGGACGTAACGTGCTTCCTTGCGGAAGATGTTCCATCCAATTAAAGCCTTCCATCCTGCTGGACGGAAACGCATCAACTTATCAGTTACTGGACCAATAACGGTCTTTGGCTCATATGAAACTGCTTCAATAAGAGCTTGCTTACCAAGAAGAACAGTTGCATAAACCTTTGATGTACCAGATCCTGAAATGGATTCTGCACGAGGTGTTTCGATGTAACGAATCTGATCGTAGATTCCGATCTCACCTGTCCATAGGTTACCAACACCAGCTTCGGTGTAGGTATGAGGCAATTGCCATACAGCAGATCCGCTTGATTGTGCTTCTGAACGAAGGTCATAAGACACATCTGGGTGGATAAGTGCTGTGTAGAAACCACCATCACGAGGTGATACGTTAGCACCACGTAGTTTTGCAACACCCTTGCGAGCAAGAGCAGCAGTGATGTATGGTGCAGAAGTAGATGAAGATACGTTCTCTCCGTTGATGGTTGACTCATCAGCAGATGAAGTTCCTGTGTAACGACCAGTTGCTAGTGATGTTAACTTGGTCCATACTAATGAATCAAGTGAGTCACGCATGTTGTAAGACAACATGTCAGCAACCGCTGGATCGATTGCAGATAAAGACTCAAGAGCAAGACGCTCAGTTGTAATTACGGAGTTACCGTATTCATCAACAGTAACGTTTACTTTGTTAGTGTTGTTCAACTGTACTGCATCTGGATCTTGTGTCTGAGTTAGTGCTGAAGTAGCACGAGATAGATCTGTGTAGACTTGGAATACAACAGTATTACCAGGGTTTGTCACATCGACAGGACGCTTGTCCGCAAACTTGCGGAACATTGGTTCTGAGCGAAGGTTAAACTCGATATACTTATCATACGCCGTCTGGATCAAGTTCGACAATGTGCTTGTCGTAGTTGACGTTGCGGGTGTAGTAGGCATAATTTCCTTCTATTAGGGTTTGATATGGACTATCAGCGTTTTAAGAAGTTAGTTAATTCCTCTGGGCTTGTTGCGTTAGCAATAAGTGAAGAGATGTCTTGACCAATACTTGGATCAATATCACCATTCTCAAAGTCTGATATTTGCTCAAAAGATTGAGCGTCAGCGTCTGGTTCATAACCAGCCTCTGATTCATCAACGGCAGTAATTCCAAAAGCCTCGCCGTATTCGGTTAACCATTCAGAAACTGCATCCTCGTCGGCTTCAACCTCCGATGGAATGAACTGAGCGATTTTTGGATTTAGTCCAAAGCTTTCTAGGATTTCTCCTACTGATGCTTCGTGACTATAAGTTTGAAACTCTTGAATAACTTGATCTCTTTCCTTAAGTTCTTTAGAAAGTAGATCAACTTGCTTCCGTAGTTTCTTTACTAGATCAGTACCATAATCTGAAGAATCATCTTCAAAGTCGTACTCTGTATATTCTGCCATTGCGTTTTCTCCCTATAGTTGATTGGACCCTCATCGGGCTTGCACCACACGTACTCCTCACCAGGGGAAGTGATTCATAGACGTGATGACTACCAGACTTATACACGTTACCTGGGCTGGTCGGTCAGGAACGGAAACTAGTTATACGTCTGCTGTTTTAGATCTACGACCAAGAGATGTCGTATCAATTGCAGACTTCTGCTGGAACATTGCTCTTTCTTTAGATGCAAGTTTCTTCTTCTTAACAGTTACATCAGTGCCACCAGCAAGTGCTAACTCTTCACGAGCAATATCTTGCTCGCCTGCGGTTTCACCATATAGACCCATTAAGCGTCTGTAATCTCTTTGCTGTACAGCAGCGGTCTGGAATGCAGATTCTGCTTGACCTGCTTTACCTGCTTTATAGATTTCTTCAGCAAATGCTTTATCAGACATCTGACCTGCACGAAGTGCAGCTCCACCAATTTCAGCAGCGGTGTACATCTTCTTGGCTTCTTCAGTTGTATACTTAAATCTAGAGTCAATAAGATTCATTGCTCTATCTTTATCAAGAAGATATGCTGTTAAATCCTCGTTGGTTAATCCATAGTAATCTTTAAGTGCTGTCTTAATACCTTCATCAGCATTGTTTAAAGCATTTCTGGCTATATTAACTCGATCAGTTAATTCAGCTGCGCTTACTCCCATAGCAATAAAGTTGGTAAAATCTTCTTGCTGATCATAAAATCCTGTAGGAAGTCCTGCTTCTCTAAGGATTTCTTCATAAGCTTTTTCTGTTTGAATGTATTCGTAAGGTGTAAGAAGTCTGTCTCCAGGTCTTCCTTTGCCATCAGCCATACGCTTTTTAATTACTTCATTAGCAGCAAAACGAGTCTTGTAAGCCTCGCTATTATAAATACTATTTAAAACTTGTGCTTCAGTTGGTGCTATGTTATCTCTATAAACCTGATCAACAGTATCCATAAGAGAAGTAATGTATGCTTGACCTAATCCAGTATTTTCAAACATTTTCATTACTGAATCACGAGCACCAAAATCTGTATATGATGATAGTAAAGCACCTTGAGTACCATCAGACATGGTCTCGTATACTTCGACTACACCACCAGTTTTACGTACAGTCTTTTGACCAACAACTTTTGGTTTAGCAGCTTCGGCTGCAGCAGCAGCTTGCATATCAGCAATCTGTTGTGTAAGTAATGCTATTTGATCTAATACTGCTTTGTTGGCTGCATCGGTTGTTGCACCAGCAACTGGTGCGCCACCTGTACCAGTTCCCGCTCCTGAGCCACCACCTGCATTTGCGCCACCACCTGCACTACTAGTTGATACTAATGGAGGTAATCCATTTTCTGCACGTTTCTTATCGGTTGCAGCATTAATTGCTTGACCAATAGAAACACCAGTTAAACCTTGTGCTTGAGCATTACTAATAACTTGTTGATATTCAGCATCAGTTAAATTAGCTTGTGCGCTCCAAGAATCTCCATAGTATCCAGCTTTATTAACACCACCACGAGATTCATAATATTGTTGTGGTGTCATATTATTAGAAGCAGCATTAGCTGCTATTACTTGTTTAGTACTTGCATCTAAATTTTTATAAGCAACTGCAGTAAATCCTGGATCTACAGTTTGATATTGACCTACACCAGATAATGGCGTGGTTGCAGGTTCTGATTTTGATGCTTTGTATACTTCTTGAAATGCACCATATGATGAAAATAAACTGTTATCTGATTCTCTCATGCTAGGAACCCATGGTCTCTAAGAATTATTTTACCAATATTTGTCTTTTCTTCTTTGGCTTGCTGTGTGTAATCAAAGTCTTTGCTACTACGAGCTAATTTCTTGGCACCATAAAGATTCATAGGTGATACATTTCCTTTATCATCTGTGTAATTAAGAGCTTGTTGTACAAGATCATTATTGAGATCCAATGATTTAGGATCAATTTCTAAGGTAGTAGCAATTGTGGTTATCCAAGGATCTGCTGCTTGGCGAAGTGTTTGACCACGTAGTATTTGATCTTTTAAACCAGGAAATAACGACATTGCACGTTGTTCTAGTTCGTTATCAATATCTTCTGGCTGTAATGTTCCAGCAACTAATCCTTTGATTGATGCTTCAAACCATTTTTTGAATCCTTCATTTGATACAGTTGATGGATAGCCATAGTCATATGCTCTTTCGTACAATGCTTGAGCCATAGTCTCAAGCTGTCCATCAAGATCATAAACAATTTTGCCGTTACTTTCAAAAGTATTTGTTTTATCAAACTTAATAGAATCAGCCATTAATTTATTTAAATAAGCTTGATCGTATCTAATAACCTTGCCATCTTGAATAACGGCTTGTTGCATCATTTGTTCTGCATATTTAATTGCATCTGCAGCAGAAATAGATAAACCGTTTTGCGCCCATTTCTTTACAATCTCACTTGCGTTTAGTTGTAAGTCGGCAGCAAATTGACCAGGATTAGTTTGTTTAAAGAATGCATATTTGCGTTGAGTATCTGTTTGGTTTTTATACCAACTAGTATTCTGAATAATCTGAGTTTGTAGGTCTGGATCTGTAATCATAGTTCCACTACCATCAAGCCCAAGAATCTTATTTAATGCATCTTGAAGAGACTTATCTGAATTAATAACTGCAGCAGCTACACCAAACTTAGCAGCAAGTTGTTCTGGTGAGAACTTATCCATTTGAGTTGCACCAGTAGACGAGATACCTGTATTGACAACTGAAGTACTACCAGGTGAATAACTGGTAGTAGTACCACTTACAACACCAGTGTTTGTACTGGTGGTTGTGCCACTTGTAGCAGGTGGTGTCTTTGTATCACCAGGAAGATTAAGTTTAGTTCCAGAAAATATTGTGCTTCCACCATTATATTTAGGATTGGTGGTTAATACTGGATTAGCAGCAATAATTTTAGCAACTGTTGTTTTATTAGCAGCAGCAATCTTTGATAATGTATCGCCAGATTTAACGGTATATGGCATTAGCTCACCACATTTCCAATAGCATTTCTGTCGGTTAACAGATTGCTAACTATCTTTAATACATTCTTAGCAGCAAATGATTCTGCAAAGTCTGGTTGGCTGCGAGCAAAGTTGCGAGCAAACATAGTTGGATCAAAGCCAGTTGTTTGAGTTCCTTTAGTAGTTGTCTGACCTAATTCAAAACCTTTACCACCAGGAGCGGTAGTTGTAGTTCCTTCAAATATAGATGGTTCTTTTGTAGCAGCAACATTCATTGCTGCGGTTCCTGCTGCTATTTCAGCAGCTGATGCAGTACGACCAAGCTCTTGTTCCATAGTGTCAGATATAGTCTGAGCACCAGCAGATGGGCTGTATTGAGTTATACGCTCATCACGTACCTTGGTAGTTCCATACTTCTTGGTAGCACCTTGGTAATCTGATGGATCTAAAACATCTAAGTAATCTTCTGGATTAGAACTTACCGCACCAACTGTCTGTGTCCAGTCAACCGCATCTCCCCATACTTTTTGGGCTGCAGATTTAGGCACACCTCTGGCTGCAAGTTCTTTTAAAAATTCTTCATAACGTGCTTTGTTATTATTTTTTAAGAATTTAAACCAAGCTTTAGCTTCATCTGCCTGTACAGGAGTGCTAACTCCTGGAACCAATATTGGTTTTGTTCTAGGGGTAAATGTAGGTAAATCTGATGTAGATGTTTGTGGTCTAATAGGTGAACCTTGTTCATAGGCTTTAGTTCCTGGAACTAAACTTTCTCCATTAGGACCGTATCTTGGTTCAGCCATTATCTCACCACCAAATCTGTACTTAGTTGAGGCATGTTTTCAAACCACCTTGCTGAGAATGTATCAAAATCATCTCCCGCTGCTTGTAAGAAATCAAAGTGCCATTGAGACAATTGAATCCTTAGATCTCTTTCACGACGAGGATCATTCATAACCAAGTCGTAGTCTTTTTTCCATTGCTTTATTTGCTGTAGATAAAAAGCAATTTCATTCCATTTGTTGGTTTGTTTACCAGCATGGCTCATCCACTTCTGGTTATTAACAATCTCTTCAATTACTGGAACGGTTACATTCCAAAAGTCTTTTGCTCCTTGCTGACGTTCGTCAGCCCAACCTTTAAAGTCGCCACTAATTCTTGCAACCTGTTCATTGAAGTATGCTTGCATACCAGTTGTTTCATATCTTGCTTCTGAGGTAGATCGGATACCGTATTGATACATCATGGCATCTCTCCACTTGGAAAGCTTGTCATATTCATACCACCCACGTCTTGCCTCAACAGACTTTCGTACTTCTTCAGCACTCTTCTGTTGAGTCAATGGTGAGTTATATCCACCAGGAAAATTCATTCTCTTATAGATTGCAGCAACTTCAGTTGAGTATTCATCTGTTAAATCGCCGTAGCCAGTAGATAACATTTGTGCAAACTTGGTATCGTATCTACCAATACTCTCTAATAACTCTGGGTTATTACGTAGCATCTTAATATCAGATAGGTTTGCTGCTACTCCTGCTATGTTTTTTCGGTTAGATCCAATAAATGCTAGACCATCAACACCAAAGTCTTGAACAAATCTATCTTGAGCTTTATCGTAATCACCATTAAACTGTGTTACTAGATCGCTATAGTATTGAGTTGCAGCTCTAGTTACTGGGTCAAATGTTGTAGCAATAGGTGCTGAGAACTGGCTTATAGACCTAATAAATGCCATATTACCTGCTGCCTTAGCAGCAGTTGCCATATCAGGTGGAGCACCTACACGACCATTGCGATCCCATTCAGAGTATTGAACTCTAAAGAACATGTTTACATCATCTGCAAACCGTTCACTCTTATCTAAACCAACTGCTGACATTGCTGCTGCAATTGGTCCAGGGATCTTTCCTGAATCAATTAAAGATTGTAAGTAACTTGGAACTATTGCATTCTTTGCAGTCTCTGCAATGTTCTTTCCTTCAATTGGATAGCCAGCATATAGCAAGCTATTCTCATAGAAGTCATTTCCAAAGGTATTTCTTAATCCTTCAGATATATCCTCGCCGTAAATCTTCCATAGTCCAAATGGTGCAGTAAACCCATTCTTTACAAGTTCAGATAATGTGACCCCACCAAACCAAGACACGCTTGGATCGGCAATCATAAACTCCATTTGCTTTGGATTCCACTTTAATCCACCACCACGAGAATCAGTATATGGTTTAAGCGAATCTTTAATTACCTTTGGTAGTTTATCGCCATAAGGTATTGGATATTTAACAGTTACATTCTTACCTGGTGGCACATCTTTTATTGACTTGTATGTATTGCCATCTTCGTCTTCATAGTTTTCAAAGTTATCGAAGGCATTGGCAATAGTTCCATACCAGTAAGCATTCATTGGGTTCTTTGCCATAAGGCGAAGAGCCACAGCCTGTGAGTTAAAGAATGCTAGAGGGAAAGACATTGCAAACCGTGCTGCATACATACCATTACTTAAACGACGTGAGGAGTATAAGGTTCTTTCTACACGATCTGTAGCTTTACGATATGCAACCTGACGGAACTGGTTATTAACTACAGCATCTGATGGATCTATACCATTTCGTTGCGCTGCTGCAATAAGATCTTTCATCTCTTCTCTTACATAAGTAAGGAAGAGTGGATTACGAACCATTCTATTTTCAGATGCTGCTAAGACTCTCCAAGCTGCATCAATTGCACCTTGAGTCTTAACCAGACCACGCTCTAAACGATTTAAATCAGATAGATCGATGTTTGGTCCATCAATTTCAGGTAATAAATCTGGTCTATCTTTTAATGCTGCAGTCATTTCATCAATACTGACCGCTCTATTTAAGACAATCTCACGAATGTTTGGATCTGGATACATCTTAAATAATTTATCTTGAGTTGCTGTAGCCCAGTTTAAAAAGTCATCTTGACCCATTGGTCTACCAGCACGAGACTCCATACGACGACGGTACTCAGCACCTTTAGTATCTTTATATAGATATCTAACAACTTCAATTGGTGAATCACCACGGAATAACATGCCTAATGGCATGTCTAACTCTTGACGAATCTGTCGGTTAGCTATGTGGGTTAAGGCATTCATATATGGCTTAACATCATTACGAGGGATGGTTACAAACCTTGTTCCATCAGCTCTTAATTGTCTAGAAATCTGAGATTGTGTCTGGGTATTAATAAAGTTAGCAGCGGTATCCATCTCAGCAAGATAAGCACTGGCTCCACGGATGTTTGGATCAGCCAAACCATCAATAGTGTACTTCTTACCATTAACTTCTAGGATTTCTTTATCTTGTCCTAGGTATTTGTACTGTTGTAACTCTGCTCTGTGTATGGCAGCAGCGGTAAGAGTGTCTCTATGTTTCTTCATTAATGAAGAAACGCCATTTACCATGTCGGCACTATTAGTTAATGCATCATCTGCATCAATAAAAGCTCTTTGGGCTAAAAACATTTGATAATCTGCGTTGTTTTTAGCAGCAGTAAGATCTGCTTTATTAGTTTTGGTTGCTTTACGCAGTGCTGATTCAGCTTTTGCCTGTGCTGCTATTGCAGCATTAAGGTTTTTCTCTGCATCATCTAAAGTTTTTTGAGCAAGTTCCCATCTTTCAACTACTGGCTTTAATTCACCAGCAAGAATATCCATTTCTTTCTGGGCTTGCTTTTCTGCACGATAAGCTTGTCTAGTTGGAGACCCTGGAATAAATCTTTTTGCTGACTCTGCTCGCAAACTAGTGTTATGAACAAGATTATTTATACCAGGAAGTACGTTTTTAAGTAAACTTAGATTACCAAGAGCCATACTTGCACGAGCAAACGGATCAAGTATTGAGTTCTTTGGTATATATGCAAGGCGGATAAGATTTAAGTTACTAAATACAGCGTTTGCTAAATCTAATACCTCACCAGTACCCATTACAGCCTTAGAAGCAACCGCTCCCTTAACCTGTCCAGCAGTAATTGGTGACCTTCCACCTAAAACTCTTTTAGAATTTAATATAATTTCTATTTCTAACTTACGGAAATCAAGCATTGGAATGATTGATGCTTCGTTTGAGATAGAAAAGAAATTACTTACGTTAATTCCACCGTTCTCATCTGGAACAAAACCGTTTTTTGTGGCATATTCCTTGATTGTTTGACGGCGACCTTTAACTGCACTGTGCCAACTGGTAATTAATTTAACTTGATCAGCAGAAGTTCTGATATCAGCCACATCTGCAGCACCTGCGAACTTGGCTAGTTTTAACATTACCTGTTGTTCAATATAATCTAAAGCAATTGCACGTTGAGTATCATCTTGGGCATTTAAAAACCTAGACACCATCTTGCGTTTAAAGTCTGTACCTTCTTGACCACGAAGAATCTGAAGACGATTTAAGTCTGAAAGTACATCCATTGCTGATTCATACTTACGTGGGTTTGATATATTAATCATTCCCTGTGGGCGACCTGACCCTACCCAAGCAATGGTACGGATAATACGATCATATGGAGATGATTGGTAAACCTGAGTACGCCAGCCGTTGCCACCATCTTTGCCAAATAGTTTTAAATCACCAAACTTGGCTTGAAGCTTAAGTTTTTCTTTAGCAAGTTTGATTGATTCAACAGATGCAAACTTACCTGGACGATAAGATGAAAACTGACCAACGTTAATATCATCCTTAAAACCTTCTAAGGCATATTTAAATTCTCTGTCTCTTGCTTTCTTATCTTCGATAAGTTGTTGATACCTAGGTGTTAACTTAGGATCTAAAGCCTCTGTATGAATTTTAGATAGATCTGAAATAGGATCTATATTATTCATTCCATAGTTGTCTAAGTGATCAGCCATTAAAGGTGATTTAGTAAAGAATCTTTGGAAAGCTAACTTATCTCCACGCTCGGCTAATAGATAATCAGCCATATCTCTATGGTTATCAATACGAGCCATAATCGTTGCAGAGCGATTAGGATTAGATCCATTAGATACTAATGGGTTAGCAATAATCTTACTTACATCTTTTGTTTTAACTGCATCATCTACTAACTTAGATAATCCTGTTGGTGGTGGAGTTCCATCATTACGAGTACCCCATGCAACCGCTTCTTCTAAGTTCTTTTTAAATAGATCTTGGTCAGCCTTAGTTACTATCTTTTCAGAACCAAGTGCTGTGGTCTTTGCTACTTTAACTGCAGAACCAATACCTTTACTACCAAGCAAAGCAAGTCCTAAGTCAGTACTACCAGATGCAAGCCATCCAAGAAATTCATTTTTATATGCTTGGTTTCTTTGCTTGTCATCAAAGACGTTAAAGTCTTTATCCATGAATGTAGGTGTAATTTGGTCTGGCAAGATTGCGCCAACTGTTTGACCAACTTGGGTAGCAAGAGCCTGACCCATTGAGATCTTCTTGGCTTGCTCTCTAGCAAATCTAAAGCTTTGTACAAATCCTTTTGTTTGACCTTGACGTGCTGCTTCTGCAGCAAGGAAAGGTGTTGCTACTGTCTGGGTAATACCACTTACGATACCACCAACTTTTTCCATTACATTAAGAGCAGGATTAACTAAGAATCTAAATGGACTAGCTTGAGCTTTTTCTATTCCACTGGCAATGCCAGCACCAACTTTTTCTTCTACTCTACCTACAGCAGTTTTATCTAATACTTCTTTTTTAAATTCATTAACTCTGCTTAAAGGGTTAGGTGTGGAAGTTGTGCCTGTTTCAGCTCTCCAGTCATCCCATAGACCCATCGGTATTAGTTTCCCTTCCAGCTGTTAATTCTTCTAGTAATGCATAACGATCATCATCTGATTCAAATTCAAATCGTGCTAAATCCCATGCGACTGGTGCTAATTCAAAACCCAGGTACTCAAGATTTTCTTCAAACTTTTTAAATATTTTCATCTATTTGGCTTTTTAAATATTTAGTAAATGCCTTCATAGTTCCAGTTGAATTAGGTGAATCAGCAAATGTCTGCATCAATGGAAGGTATTTGGCTATCATAGATAAATCTGCAATTTGTGTATCTGCTGGGTTTGGTAAATTAAGTATTTCTCTACCTGGACCAGGAGTATTACCACCAACTCCAGCGGTAACAAACTCATTAGCTCTACGTGTTTCTGCACCTAATGGAATAATGTTTGCTAAAGGATCTTGTGCTTTAGCCATAGGTGCAGCATTTTGATCCGCTAAGAATTGTTTTTGTTCACCGTATGCTGCATCTGGTAATCGTTTTGCACCTTGCGCTGGAGGCAAGTCACTTCGATTAGACATTGCCCCAGGCATAGGAACAGCAGCAGGATTAACCATTGACATGAGTTACCTACTTCTTTTTAGGACGATATGGAACAGGACCTGCATATCCACCAGCTGGAACTTTTCCTTTTGATGGGATATTAATTGCAGTGTTTCTGTAAATCTTTCTAGGATCTTTAATTTTCTTGTTTGCTGCCATTAACTCTGAAAGAGTTACACCAGACTTTTTAGCAATACCAGATAATGTATCTCCAGCATTTACTCTGTAAGTAGATCCACCTGCACCTACCTTTGTACCAACAAATCTTCCTTGACCAGTAATACGTGGTTGATTACTTCTTGCCTCTGGTCCTGGTGTTTTAGCAGCATTAATCTTTGCTTTCTTAGCACCTGCTGGTTCTTTTGTTAATGCTTGTAATATTGGCTTACCAACTAAACTTGCAGCAGTAACTGCTAAAGCTGCTTTACCTGTAAGTGCTCTACCAGCAAACTTAGCAGCACCTAATGCTGCAGCTTTTGCTCCACCTTTTTTAGCAGCAGTTTTAGCAACAACTGGACCTGCGCTAGGACGTACAGCAAGTTCTTTGCTTGGAACGTTTGGCTTAGATGATACAACGGTTGAAGGTACTTTAATAGCTTTAGCTGCTTTATTTTTTTCAACAATAGATTTAATTTGTTTATCATCAAACTTAAATGTAAGTTTTCCATTCTTCATAGTACCTACACCAATTGGTTTAGCACCTGCTGGAACCTTACTAGTTGATACTGGACCTTGTTTTTTAACTGCTGTAGCAGCAGACTTGGCTGCTGTAGCAACAGGTCCTGCAGCTTTAGCTGCTACCTTTGCGCCTTTTTCCTGACGGAATAAAGCCTTGTTAAGTGCAGACTTTGGTTTTACGCCTTCTTTAATAAGTCTGTCATAGATTGCTTTACCTTCTGCATTAAGTTCTTTGCCTGCAGCAAAACCTTTTTTAACAACTGGTAATTTTTTATCAGTTGGTAATCCTGGCTTTTTAGCATCTGCTGGTTTCATAGGTGTTTTCTTAGGTAATCCTTCACCTTTTTTAGCAGGCATATTTTTCTTTGCAGCAGTTTGTTTTAACAATGCATTTTGAGATGCACTTCTTCCTGCACCTTCTTTAATTTTTTTACCTGTCTTAGGATCAATCTTATAACCTTGTGGCTTTGGTTCTGGTGCAGTTACTGCACTACGAACTTTTTGTGCCTCACTTAATTTAGGTGCTGGTTTACCAGCTTTTTGTGATTTAGGTTCAGACAATCTTTTTTGTGCAAGTTCTGCTGCTTGACGATCTGCCTTTGACATTGCTTCTAATTCTGCTTTGTCATAAGGATACATTCTTAATGCTTCTGCTTTAGCAGCAGCACGATCACGAGCCATACGCTCTTGTGCAGTCTCAGTAGGTTTTACTCTAATCTTATTACCTTTATCGTCGGTAATATAACCCTTCTTGGCTTCTGCCTTCATTTCTTTAAGAACTTCTATATCGTCCTTAGAGTACTTTGTGAAAGGGTCTTTCAACCTTGCTTTTTTTGAACCGCTAAAAGTTTTTTTAGCTTCAACTTTGGCAGCCTTACGTGCCTGCCTGAATTTCTTTGGAGTTTTGGCTGCCATAGTTATCCTTTACTTATAAAATAAAATTACTTAATTTTTTTGCTATTGCCTTTAATGCCTTTAGGTGTAATGCCGAACTTAACCATTCCGCCACCTTTAACGGCACCTGCTGGCTTCTTGCCCATCATTGCGCTAGAAGTTGGAGCCTTGGCTGACTTTCCTTGCTTTCCGATCATTTGTTTCTCCTTGTTATGCTGGTATTTGACGAGTAACTCTCGCTGATAGATTTGGGTTTCCTCCACCAGTTAATCCCGCAAGAAGCTCTTGCATTGCTGGTCTACCTTGTGGAAGTTGTGGTGCTTGACCACCAGCCATTGGCTCAGGACCTGCTGGTACTTCTGGCATTCCTGGTTGTGCTGGTTGTTCTTTTGGTGCTGGTTCTGGCTTAAAAGCATTTGCTACTGCATCTTCAAGAGGTATACCTTTTTTACGATCAGTAATAACACTTGCCATTTTTTCAACAATCTTCATTGGATCTTGACCTTGCATTACCATTTGTGGAATTGCTGCAGCCATAGAAGATACGGATGCTTTTAATGAATCACGCATTTCTTCAATGTCAATTGCTCTCTCTTCTTCACCAGCATTTAGTGAGATAGGAAGGTTGCGACGCAACATTCCTCGAGAAATTAATTTATCTCCTCTTGCCTGTAGACCCCATACCAATGCACGGTTAGGATCTAAACCTGCCATCAAACCGTATTCAACGGTTACGCCATAGTTACCATTGATATCTGAACTTGGCTTATACTTTAATTTGTATGGAACTCCGTTGGCTGTTGCAGATACTTCACGAGTTAATTCTGGGAAATATGCTTCATCGGTTGCATATGCAAATGATATTGCTTGACCAATTGCCTCGCCAAGGATTGATTGATAAATTTTAACTTGAGAATCGTATCCAGCCATAAGTGCTTTAACACCTTGACCTGTAACGATAGAACCTTCTGCTTGTCCTGCACGAGCTTGAGGAAAACGAGTTCCTAATTTCATTTCATCTGCTAGAACATTGTTCTCAGCAAATGCATATTGAGGTACGTCTAGATTAACCCTACGAATTTTCTCAGGGCTGTTCGAACGAATGACCGAATCAGGACCAACGGATAGAGAAGTAACATCAGTAGGAAGAGCAAGGGGAGCTTCAACAGATTTTTGAACAGCCTCCATAGTGAGGAGTGCAAGCCTTGCTTTTGCTGCATACACTGGCAAGACGTCGTCGAACTGACCTCTGGATTCACCATCGAGCGAAGGACGTTGAGCAATTGCAACTGGGACTGTACCTGTTTTGTTTGGTGTCGTCGCAAGAACTAAACCTCCACGATCTGGTAAAAATAAAACTGTTCTGTCTTTATCTGTCCAACGTACAACCTGTAGTAATGAGTTACCATCACCACGAGTAAATGAATTGGATTGTAAAATTTGATCTGCATACTCTGGAAAGTGTGCTGCCAAATCACCCGCTTTACGGTGATATAGGCGAGCGTAGGTGTTAACAACACCGAAGCGATCCATGTCGTAATAAGCACCCATAGAGTTTTCAATATGGATGTGTGGTCTCTTGTCTTTAAAGTTTGGTTCAACTCTAATAGGAACGAAACCATATGTTGCTAGTTGGTCTGCGCCACGCAGTAACTCTGTACCTAGTCTGGATGCTGCTACATAATAGTTAGCAATCTTTGTACGCTTGTCAGCTTTGGTACGCTGGTTATCATCTAGTGATGAATCTCCAGCAGCAGTAATGGTAGGTAGAACACCGACTTGTTCAGAAACATCTCGAGCAACAACATCAATAAGGTTGGCAATAATAGGACGTGACCATACTCCTTCAGGAAATAATCCTTGGAATACTTGATCTGCCTGTCCTGCTCTAACTAATGCAACTTCACGCATGCGTCTATCACGCTCGGAGTTACGAGCTTTTAATTGCTCAAAGGCTTGTTGTAGTTCTTTCATTAATGTCACAATCTCGCAGTCCGCTGCGCTGCAGCTAGATCATCTAAGTTGATGATGTACCGAGACTCGATGTCTCCTCTAGGTGTAAATTGATTACTCAAAAAGTTAGGTACATTTGCTGAAGTAAGTAAAGTTTCTCTTGCTACGATCTCACAGAACCACAGTGCCATGACTGCGTCCATCTTGAGTTTCTTGCCTTGTACTCCTGGTTGCCAGGTTACAAGTTGTTCGATTAACTTCTTTACGTGTTCATTCTTTGAGCTATCTGGTAATTCAATTAAGTTATCGCCAGCATGCTTAAAGTTATTCATGACACCATCCCGCTTAGTAATGGTGCCAAATAAAGGAGCGAGTGAGGCTACGCCGAACTCGGGATCCTGTTTATTATTTCCTGTGTAGTGAGGTCTATAGTTGATACCTCGTGTTGACAGGAAGTTACGAATCTCTTCGTCTTGTGTAAGGAAAAGCTGAAAAGCATTTGATTCCACAATGACCGCATGTGGTTTATACACATCGGTCCACTCCTTGATAAGAGAACGGATTGCTGCAGGTGTAGGGGCAGTCATGATGTAAACATCCATGACGTAGCGTTTATGTGTTCTGCGATCAACCGCATAGGCAACAGCAGCGGTATCACCAGTCATTGCTGGATCAATACCAATGACTCTAAAGAAATTATTAGAGTTCTCAGGATGACCTGCTGCGCCTGCAACCAGCGCACCCGACTTTCTCATTCCATTAACTGCGCCTCTGACGCACATCGGGTCGAAGATTGCATTCTCCGCAATATCGAGGTTCTGGTAAACCAGTGACCACTTAGATGGTCCTGCCTCGTTTCGGACAGCCGTTAGACGCTGTCCTGTCCATCGATCAAACATTCCATTCTCATCTGGGACATCATCCTCAGTAAGTGGTTGTTCGGATTTCTCCCAAAGGGTTTTCCAATCCTTTGGATCGTCTGCGTATTCTAAGACCGCAGGCATGGACAAATATGACCAAGGGAGTACACCATCGGTGTAGTGGCTTGGATTTCTTAATTCTTTATATAGATCAACTGCCGATACTCTAGTACCGACAACAAGAAGTTGACCCCCACCTGGTGGAAGACGAGAGGCAACTTCTTGTCTAATCCATTCTTGTTGCTTAGCCCACTCTGAAGCATTACTCAGAGTGACCACGTCATCTAAAACTATTAAGTCGGCACGGTTACCATAAACCTGCCCGCCCATTCCTATAGCTTCTATAGTTGGGTCTTTAGCATCTGACTCACGTACGTCACCACCAAGATATACCTTGGTAGCCGACCACTGGTCGGCGGTTGCTTTATATCCATCGGCTGGACCAAAGGCTACCTGAAGGTCAGCATACCGAGGATGCGTCAAGCGTTGCTTGATCGCATACAAAAACTTCTTTGCCTGTTCCTGTGTCTTGGATATAACCATGACGTTAATGTTGGGATTCTTAACTACTCGATAAGTTACGTAGTTAATTGTGATGGTCATAGTCTTGGCATGGTTAGGGGGTACATTTACCAAGAGGCGGGATAAGCCCGCCGATCCCTTTTCGTAAACCATGGATTCATGTAACCAGGTTGGATCTTTACCTTCCAACATGGATACTACGTTCATCATGTGCTTTGGTACTTTAGTACCAAGATACTTTTCAGAGAACTCTGCAAAATCAGACAAATTGGACCGAGCTTCTTCAGCGAGGTCCTGTGTTCTAAACCGAGCATTATCAATTAAAGCTGAGAAGCCTTCGGCTTCTCGGCGTTGGGTATCATACCAAGATCTGGATCTACCAATAACTTTTAGACCATCAGCAATAGTGCGCCCTTGGCGCACCAAGAGGATAAGTTCTTTCCTTGCTTCCTCTGGTGATAACTGTCTTTCCATGTGCCTCCAGTGCCTGTAGGGGTCCACAGGGGTCTGGACAGAAGTATCCCCACTTATGCATATAAGTTCTTAACGGCGGGCTAAATGCCCGCCTTAGAAGGCTCAGTGGAACTTCGCCTTACACTTATATAGGGGTCTAGAGCGTCGGCGTGTTTCAAGAGCAAATTAAAAGTTTTTTTCTTGGTTTAACAAAAGTGCTGGTCAGAGCTGGTTTTCTGGTCAAAATATTTTAGGAGATAGTGGGGGGAGGGTGGGGGGCGGTGTTAAACATGGTGGGG